ATTGAACGAATCAGAGACAACACCGAAGGCGGCCAAATTACCCTGCGGAGTAATGTCACTCGTAGCCGAAGTCTGCTGAACAGGATTGATCGAAATACGGGCAGACGAACCGCCGAGATACTCAGGACGCTGGAGACGAGCATCAGGCGAGATCACACCAAAGTGAGAACGCAAGATTTCTGTGTATCGCGTACCGCCGCGGGCATCACGCTCATAGAGCTTCTGAATCTGGAAAGCTTGGCGAAGATCATTAATCGAGATAGGCGTAGCAGTTGAAAGATCGGCAATACCTTTGAGCGCTGGATTTCGCCAAGACAACTGACCTGCAACATTACCAGTGCTGGCGGCAGTTCTATACGAGACGGGAGAAGAAATAGCGCTAGAAGGAGCATTAATTGCTAAAAGAACTCCAGCAGGCTGAGCAATAACGTCTTCAGATCTTTCGAAATATGGCACTCCATTGCCAGTAATAGTGACATTAGCACTACCGCCAATCGAAATTTCTACGCCCGGTCCTTTTTGCGGCCAGGGCAAACATGACGTGAAGTAGTCATGACGCTTGCCACGACGAACTAAAACGTAGTCAGACAAATTGTCAGGACCATCACCCGTCGGAACCTTCAAAGACTCCTGAAGATTCTCGTCTCTAAACCACTCATTGAAAATCAAATTGTAAGCGCGGAAAGGAAGCGCGTTTACTTTCAATGCTTTACTAACATTAGTCGGAAGACCAAAATAGTCCCACAGAGTTTGATTCTGAACATTCGTGCCAGAAACGGTAGGAATCAAAAAGTCTGTAGAGTCAGACGGATTTTTCTGCTCACCATTGAACTTCTGCCAGTTGTCCCAAACAAGCCGGTTAGGAACAAAGAAGAAGAAAGTCTCCAGATAAAGATTGTCCATAAAAGGAACAATCGGCGTAGCCAAACGGGCAAACAAAGTAGCCGTCAGCTTAAAGCTATCTCCAGGAAGTACTTCATCAACATAAAAAGGCACAAGATAGCCAGAGTCAAAAGTTGTCTTATATCCATGAGAACGGTCAAAGACCGATCGAGGAATCTGAGTCGAAGGAACCTGCGAGAAAAGATGCTGTGTAGCACGATTAACAGAAGACATGTACTTATCCAATAGCTATAGATAACAAAAAAGGCGACCAGTTCAGAAAGCCCTCTCATCGAACCGATCGCCTTACGGCTCTAAAACCCAAGACTTAAAAAGCTTTATCACCGTAGGGCAAAGCATATACCACAAGTCAAAGAGAAAGCAAACATTCGAGCAGCGCGTTGGGTACCCGCACGCTCATCGGGGTGTCACCGGAACCAGTTACATCAAGTAAGTAACTGGTTCCGGTGTGTACCCGTGCGCAAATCGTTGAGATATCTGAAAAAAAAGATCGCCGCAAGCGGGCGATCGAAGGGATTTTGAAGGGATGGAAACCATCCCTTATATGAGTTATTAGTAATTACCCGTTGTTGTCAGAAACAGACGGTTTAACCTCAGTCGCTGGAGCAGGCTGAGGTTCTTTAGAAGACTCAGAAGACTTAACTTCTTCAGGAGCAACAAAGCCAAGATCTTCAAGCTTACTCCTTTGTTCAGGATCATTGAGCGCCTGAAGGAACTCAGATGGAGAGTTATTGAAAGAGGCGCGAATATGGGACGGAAGGCTTTCAAAATATTCAGTTGTTCTAGCAACGGCATTCTGAGCAGTCTGAAAATCTGTTACGTCAGAAAAGTCACCGAACTGAATTGGACGCTTCGGCGAAAAAGGATCAGTCAAAAAACCGGTCTCAGCATACTTTTGCAAGATATTGTCGATCATGGTCTCATCTTTAAAGTGCTGTTGAGTCATCGACGGTTCAGTAAAGACAATGCCTTCAGCGGTAGCATTTGTGTGATTAATTTTGAACTTCATATAAGCTCCATATAAAAAAGTCCTCGCACTACGCAAGGACTAATTAGAAGAATCTCCGTATTGCGGCCGCGTCTGTACTTAGACTTCGGCCTGAGCAGGCGCGGCCGCTTTGGCGTCCTCAATCACAGATACAAAAGCAGTCGCGGCGGCAATCTGTGTCGGAGCAGAGGCTACAAGCTCTCCAGTCTCATCAGAGTACTGACCGATCTCATAAAGAAAGAAATCGTCGGGATGCTGACCAACAGTAGTACGACTATCACGAACGAGATCAGAGAAAGACCGAGATGCATCAGCTACAGAACGACTGAAGAACGGCGTATTAAAAACCTGAAGTTTAGAGTCGAAAACGGAAAAAACCTTAAGGATCATGATTGATTCTCTTCCATAATGCGTCTGAGTTTAGCGGCTTTCAGTTCTTGGACGCGTTCACGAACTGAAAGCCGTTGCGGCGAAGTCTCGCCAGTATCTTCAAAATCGCGTCCTCGCTTTTCGCGAAGACGCTTAATCTCTTCATAACGAACAATATCAGAACGCTCCAACAACTTATCAAAATAAGCTGGAGGATTCATCATAATCTTCTCGCTAAGAATAAGTCGATCATTAGTATAAATATCAGTCATGTACTTTTCACAAAAGTCATGACCAATGCCAGGTTTAAGCGAGCAATGACAAAATTCAGCAACCTTACCATCATAATGATCAAACTTCAAAGGACCTGTAATTTTCTTCGTAACATAACGAGCGACATAAGCGGCAGTCTCAAAGTTGACTGAACCAATCGAACTAAAGCCATAAGGCCAAAGTTTTTCAAGCGTACGGCTACGATATAAGTTATTACCTCGACGAATCGACCAAAGCTGTTTATCAACAAAGGTCACACCAAAAATAATTGCATGATAGTGAGGACGGCCAAGCTTATCGCCATATTCGCCACACATAAAAAAGCGAAGCTGTTGACCAAAACGACTCATGAAGTATTTACGCATACGCTTCATGAACAGCTGAAAATGCTCGTAATGAAGTGAGCCATCAGCAGGCAAATGAGCATCATCATAAGTCAACGTAAGAAACATGTTGTTCTTATGTGACTTAGCCTCAACAACGCATCGAGCAGCCCATTCACGAGACTTAGAAAGCCTGCAACCAATACATTGACCACAAGGAATTTTGAACTCAGAAAAAGGAATAGCTTTAGACTGATCAAACGTTATCGCATTACGTTGTCCATCTTTGGTCTTCTGACCAGCAAGACGATACGCCGTTATCGGGTGAAAGCAAGGCATTTCTCAAGACACGCAATATGAAGCTCACGAAGAATCGTCTCACGAGAAGAGCGAGAACGAACCTGAAATGAACAAAGGGGAACCCAAGGGTAATCGCGATAAAGCGTCCAAGTCACCAACTTGCGACGACCAGCATACGTCGACTCGCCAGGAATAAGCCAGCAGACGCCAAAGTCTTTAAGAGTCAAACGAAAAGCCGCAGTAGCCATAGCGCAATTCCAAATGAAATTGAGATGTTCAAAATGATAACTATGACGACCGCGGCAGGTAATAAGGGTTAACGATTAGATTCGAAAACCACCGCGCATCGGCGTAGCACGAGTATTCAAAGTCTTCGTGCGTGATGCACCTTTACGAAAAATACGCTTAGATGCCTTACGAGAAAGCTTATGACGACGAGACATATAAACCTCACTTTTTAAAAAGTTTCTTAACGGCCTTGAAGGCCTCCCAGATCGCTGAACCAGAGCTCAACAAAACATTAACGAACTTTAAGATCGTATCTATCATTTCGCGAGATGAGCGGCGCCAACAGCGGAATTGGTAAGTGGCGCAGTTGAATTAAAAGGATTAATCAAATTCATCCACTGTCCAAACTTCCAAGCGCTTGAATGCTCTTTCATATAATCAAAAGCTAACTTCTGCTTCTCAGAAGCAATAGCAGAATTCTGAGTCATAAATTTCGCTTGCTTCAAATTCTCTTCTTGAATCTTATTAGCAATCTCTTGACCTTTCGTTTGAGACCACATCAAATTTGAAGAAGAATCAGAAGCGACAGCCTGAGCGCGTTTCAAACCTGCATCTGCTTGAAGTGCAGAATTCTGAACGTAAGTCTGTTTCTCAAGAGCATCTTTCAGATTCTTCTCAGAACGCTGAGTTGACGCTTCAGCACCAGACTTAAAAGCGCCAGCAAGATCAGGAGCAACAATTGTAGGCGCGTTGCCAGGAGCGCCAGAACCGCCTGTAGCTGAAAGAATCGGATTAAGACCAGCTTTGCGCATATCAGCAACTTCCCATTGATGCCGATTTTGAATCACTTCTTTCTGATGCTTCCAGCCAAAATACGCAGATAATGCAGAACTACCTAAATTGGCAGCACCACCTATCGCTTCTGCCCAAGGAAATCCCATATCACTGTCCTAAAGCAAAGATAACAACAGTGCCAACAACAGCAAGCCAAATAACTAAAGCCATAACAACTCCTTAAAAATGATCAACCAAGCCAGGCACTGAATACACGGGCATCGGACGAGCGCACTTCAAACGAATATACGAGTCAAACAAGAATTGCGGCTCATTCTGAACGGCAATTACACGCTCAACAGGCGGATTATCTTGAATGAATTGCGACGAAAGAGTTGGCAAAGAGCTGAACTTCTGCGCTAAATGCCAGCTATCAAGCGGCTGGGAATCAGTCGAACGGAACTTGCCAGTAATCTGACCAGGATAGTAGCGATACTCGGCATAACGCTCTTGATAACCAAAAACCTTATCGTCATCAGCAGTGCCTTGAGCATAGATCTCTTTGTTAAGAACAGCTTGTTCGCCAAGATGGGCAAGCACGGGCCAGTAAAAGTCAAAACGACCTTGACGCGACCACATGCGGTTCAAACCTTGCTGGTAAGTCAGGTCAGCGCGAACATTCACAAAGCCAAAGACGTAGCCGTGCTCGACAAAAGACTTAGAAAAGCCATTGAACGAATCAGAGACAACACCGAAGGCGGCCAAATTACCCTGCGGAGTAATGTCACTCGTAGCCGAAGTCTGCTGAACAGGATTGATCGAAATACGGGCAGACGAACCGC